ATAAGATTTATATTGCAAAATGAACGAAGCAGATAAACTTAGAAAACTTGCAGGCATTGATAAAAATGCAGACAGTCCTATCACTGGCGAGATTGGCACAAACAAAGGCAAGTATATGCAACAGCACAACATTCGTCCTGGCAGTGATGAATGGTTTAAGTTATGGTTTGCTAGGCCAAAACTCACTGGTGAAAATCCCACGCCTAAAAAGTAAAAACACTGTTGACAAATAGATTTTAATGCTATATACTATTAGCATGAATATATACTTAGACATGGATGACGTAGTAGCGGACTGGATGAAGACTGCTAGGGAAATGGTACAGCGTAACTGGGATTACGGACAAAGAATTCCAGACGCTGACTGGAAAAAACTTCAACGAGATCAGCACTTCTATCGCAACCTTCCCAAAAAGCCTGGTGCCGACGAATTAGTACAATACTGCCGAGATCTAGTATCCTCTGGACAAGCAGAACGTGTGACCTTTCTAACCGCACTTCCTCATGACTATACCATGCCTTACGCTGCCAGTGATAAGGTATGGTGGGCGCACGAACGCTATCCTGATATTACAGTATTTTTTGGGCCATTCAGTCACGACAAATGGCGTCACTGTAAACCCGGAGATATTCTAATTGATGATAGAACAAGTAACTGTGAAGAATGGCGTAGTGCTGGCGGACTAGCACATATATACAAACAATGGCCTGAATGTAAATTATGGCTGGAGGAGACATTAAAATGATTATTGGTTGCGTGGGTTTTATTGGCAGTGGTAAAGACACTATTGCAGACTATCTAGTTAACATTCACGGTTTTCGTCGCGAAAGTTTTGCTAACACATTAAAAGATGCTGTGTCTTCAGTATTTGGCTGGGATAGAGTTATGTTAGAAGGACGTACCAGAGAAGCACGTGAGTGGAGAGAGCAGGTTGATGTATGGTGGTCAAAACGTTTAAATATCCCCGATCTAACACCACGATGGGTATTACAGCAATGGGGTACGGAGGTGTGCAGACGGGGCTTTCATGATGATATTTGGATCGCTAGTGTAGAAAACAAATTGCGTACTAGTAAAGATAACATCATTATCAGTGATTGCAGATTTCCCAATGAAATTAAAAGTATCAAATCAGCTGGGGGTATTATTATCTGTGTTCAACGTGGTATACAGCCGCATTGGTATGATATTGCAGTACAAGCAAATAAAGGTCTAGAGTCGGCAATTAAATGGTTGAAAGAAGAAAAGATTCATGCTAGTGAAACAGCTTGGGTGGGAACCAGCTTTGATCATGTATTAGATAACAACTCTACGTTAGATTATTTGTTTAACCAAGTAGAACTAGTGGTGCAACCTGAAACTGAGAAAATGTAAATTCCGCTAAATAGCCTGGTTTCCTTGAAAAGTTATAAATAAGTATAACTCATAAGGAGAACAACATGGCTACATTAGTATCCCCAGGCGTTGCAATTAGTATTTCAGACCAAAGCCAATACGGCGGTGCTGGACAAGGCACAGTTCCACTAATTATTTTAGCAACAGAATCAAACAAAACAAACGTAAGTGGTACAGGTTATGCAGCCGGTACGCAGGCTATGAATGCTGGCATGCCTTACTTATTAACTAGTCAACGAGAGCTAGTAGAATTATTTGGACAACCAAAATTTAAAACAGTGGATGGCACTCCAATTCACGGAGCAGAAACCAGTGAATATGGTTTAATGGCTGCCTACAGTTATCTAGGACTTGCTAATCGCGCTTATGTTTTAAGAGCTGATATTGACTTGTCACAATTAGAACCAAATGATATAGAACCAACAGGTGAGCCATTCAACGGTACATACTGGTTCGATTTGAGTAAAACAAGTTGGGGTATTTTTGAAGCAACGGCAACAGGAAAAAGTAACTGGGTTGCAAAGACTCCATTGATTATTACAGACCTTGAAGATACTCTAAATGGCACAGGTCAAGTTCCTGACGTTAGCATTGGTAGCAATGGTGATTATGCAGTGGTTGCAACATCAGCAGTTGTTAATTATCAAACATATAAAAAGATCTCCGGAGCATGGCAAATTTGCACAACAGCAAACCCTGCAATACCTACAGTATTTGTGGCTGAACATTTTAATATTCCAACTGCTACGGCCATTGGTGATGTTTGGTTTAAAATAACAAGCCCAAATGCTGGTTTAAAACTTTCAGTTAAAAAATACAATTCTGCACTACAGCCTAGTACTAGTCCGTGGACAATACAAAGTGTACCAGTTTACACAGACGTAGTAGGCAGCGATGCAGTTGCAACCGCAGCCTTTGGTTCATCATTAACCACTGGTAAAATTTATGCAAAAACAATATCAGGAACTGCCAATATTGAACTACGTTTATACAACAATGGTGGTTGGTACTCGTTAAATGAATCAGCCGGCATGTCTGCTCCAACCGGCGAAGCTGCCAATGGTACATTGTGGTACAATACAAACCTAATAGCAGATTTGTATATTAAGGCCAACGGTAAATGGGAACCAGTCAGCGGAGATATTATCATTGATGCTAACGCTCCAAGTGTTCCAAATACCAATGATGTTTGGATTGACAGCAGTGATCTTGAAAACTATCCAGCAATTCATGTATGGGATGGTTCTACTTGGGTATCTCGCGATATCACAGATCAAACAACTCCTGATGGTGTAGTATTTGCTGATTTGACAATAACACCAAGTGATTCAGGAAACGACGGCGGCGCAGTTTTAGCCGACGACCAATCTCCTGATCCGTTATTATACCCAGATGGAATGATGTGTTGGAATTCTATTGTTTCTACAGGTAATGTAAAACAATTTAATGCTACAACAGGCGTATGGAATACATATAGTGGTAATAAACAAAACGGCAGTCCGTTTATGTTGCGTCAAGCACAACGTCAAGCAGTGGTACGTGCCATGCAGGCCGCAGTTACTGGCAGTCAATCATTGCGTGAAGAAATGACATATTTCACTTTAATTGCTGCCCCTGGATATCCAGAACTTTTAGATGAAATGATTTCATTGAATGTGGATCGTAAAGAAACTGCATTCATTGTTGTTGATACTCCGTTCCGTTTAGTTCCTCAAGGTCAAACTTTGATCAACTGGATGAGCGGTAAAAATGCTGATACAAACGGCGAAGATGGTATAACAACTTCTTCTAGCTCAGCGGCAGCATATTATCCAAGTGGTCTTACTACAGATTTAAGTGGTAACAATGTAGTTGTTCCTGCAAGTCACATTGTACTACGTACTATGGCCTACAATGACCAAGTTTCTTATCCTTGGTTTGCTCCTGCTGGTTTAACACGTGGTGTTGTAACTAACGCAAGTAACGTGGGTTATATCAACAAAGAAGGTGAATTTATTCCATTATCGTTGACAAATGGTCAACGTGATACATTATATGGAGACGGTACTAGAGTTGGTATTAATCCAATTGCACGTTTCCCTGGACAAGGTTTATATGTATTTGGTCAACGCACATTGCAGAGTTTCTCCAGCGCATTAGACCGTGTTAATGTTGCTCGCTTGCTTGCATATTTGCGTGAGAGATTTGATCCGTTGGCTCGTCCGTTTATCTTTGAACCCAACGATAAACTAACAAGAGCCAACGTTAAACAAGTTTTTGATGGTTTCTTAGGCGATTTATTAGCCAAACGTGCTATCTATGACTTCATTGTTGTCTGTGACGAAACAAACAACACACCTGCTAAAATTGACAGAAACGAACTTTGGATTGATATTGCGATTGAGCCAGTTAAAGCGGCTGAATTTATTTACATTCCAATCCGTGTAGTCAACACAGGCGAGTTATCTTAATGATAAATAACACAGCCAAAGGAGAATACACATGGCAGATTTAACACAATTTGGAGTTCCAACAACAGGCGGCAGCAACTCAATGGTAATGCCTAAACTTCAATATCGATTCAGAGTACAACTATACAATTTTGGTTTAGGCAACGGTTCCACAGTGTCATTGACACAGAACGTGGTTAGTGTAACTAGACCAAGTTTAACACATGACGAAGTAACTTTAGATGCATACAACAGCAAGGTTTATCTTGCTGGTAAGCATACATGGGAACCGGTTACATTAACAGTTCGCGATGATATCAACAACACGGTTACTAAACAAATTGCAAGTCAATTACAAAAACAATTAAACCAAGGTCTACAAGCCGCTCCGATGGCCGGACGTGACTATAAGTTTGGTATGATAATTGAACAACTAGACGGCGGCAATACAGGTAGTCCAGGTGGTCCAACAGTTTTAGAAACATGGAGCATGAATGGATGTTTCATTCAAAATGCCAACTATGGTGAAAACAATTATGCAACCAGTGATGTAATGCAGATCACATTGCAAATACGTTTTGATGCAGCCGACATACACGGAACTGATGTAGCTAGTGCAACATCTAGCGGTGCATTGACTAGAAGTGTAATGGAAATAGGCGCTGGTAACCAGGCCACTTAAGGAGTAACATGGCGGCATTAACTGACGCTATGAAATGGTATAAATTAGGCGGGCTTAGAGCAGCTCGCCTAAAGTACCTTTTTAAAGTACAATTCTACAGCAGTAAATATTCAAATCTTCCTTCCGGGACAATTTTCGACTCTGTGAGGACTATTGAACTTCCCAAGTACAGTATTGAAACGGAAGTAGTTAACGCATGGAATGTGCGTCAACCTATTCCCACTAAAATAAATTTTGAACCTATTAGTATTTCTTTTACGGATACAATTGATAATAGATTTCAAAAGTTTATATCAGAATATATGAAAATTATCAGTGGAAACTTTCAAAAAACAGATAAAAGTTTTCGTACAGGATTTGATGATTTTGGTTTAAAATCTTTGGCAGCTAATGCAGATTGCCCTTTAGATAGAATTGTCATAACTAGATTCTATGGTTCAGATGATGACCGTGAAAATTTTAATAATAAAAGTGTAGTGACGTTATGGCGTCCAAAAATTGTCGACGTACAACATGATACATTGGATTATAGTACCAGTGATGCAGTTACTTGGCAAATTGCTGTTAGGTACGAAAGCGTGACCTATGAAAATGAAAAAGAAGAAAATCCTGGACCAAAAACAGAAGCAAGAACGGCTGCAGAAGTTCAAGCTAGCAGAGACCTCGGCGACTTTAACGGATAAAATATGGCAATAGAGATCTCACAATACGATATTATCTATGGTAAATTGCTGAGTTTGAATGTAAACATCGAACATGCCAAAGAACTGGCAAAAACATTATATCAAATATCAAAAGAATTAAACATCAGCGTCAACGAACTGTTAAAATATGTGACCAGCGATGGCTTGAGATTTGAAAATGAAATTTATCAACAATTAAACAACGCAAGAACAAATAGCAGTCAAATTGGTTTCTTGGATCAAAATTATATAACTAGTTCTATATTAGATCAAATTATACAAAATTGTAATATAATACCTACTCCTAGTCCAACACCAAGCCCCACTCCAAGTCCAACTCCTAGTCCAACTCCTAGTCCAACTCCTAGTCCAACACCAAGCCCCACTCCAAGTCCAACTCCAAGTCCAACTCCAAACCTAACACCAAGTCCAACACCAAACCTAACACCTAGTCCAACACCAAACCTAACACCTAGTCCAACACCAAACCTAACACCTAGTCCGACACTACCACCGCTGATAGAACCTACACCTAGTCCGACACTTACGCCAACACCTACTCCTACTCTAACAATAATGCCTACGCCAACACCGACTCTGACTGATGAACCGACACCCAATCCAACACCTAGTCCGACACCGACACCTACACCTGTGCCAACACCTGCTCCGGTACCATCTAATGAATTTACTATCCCAGGAACCTATACTTGGACAGCACCAGCAGGAGTTACTAGCGTTTGTGTTGTAGCAGTAGGTGGCGGCGGCAGTGGAAATATATCTGGTGGCGGTGGCGGTGGCGGACTTGGTTGGAAAAATAACATTCCAGTAGTTCCTGGACAAACATACACAGTTCAAGTTGGTAATGCTGGAATAACAGGATACGACATAGATGGTGTAGCTGGGGAACAAAGTTATTTTATTAATGCTAGTACAGTTGCAGGCTTCGGCGGCCTAGGTCGACGAGGAATATATTATGCTGATCCGTTGGGTCAAGGTGGAGGCTATGTAGGCGACGGTGGCGGGAATGGTGGACGAAGCCGAGGTGGCCCGACATTTAATAATTATTACTACTATGGTGGTGGTGGCGCCGGCGGGTACACCGGTGACGGTGGCACCGGTGGTGAGTATCACGGCCAAGGAGATAGTGTAGCTGCCGTTGGACAATCAGGCCAAGGTGGTGGTGGCGCCGGCGGACACGGTGTTAGATATGCAGATCCAGGACCAGATCCTAACGGTGACGGTGGTGGTGTCGGTATATACGGAATAGGAACAAGCGGGTCAACTAACGGTGCTCCGGGTTCCGGAGGTGTAGGAAAACTATATGGAGGAGGAGCACAAGGTGCTAGTGAAGCTGTGAGTTTAAATACCGGTAGAAGTGGCGGCCACGGGGCAGTGCGTATCATATGGGGAGCCGGTGTGTCTTTCCCAAATAATGCAGTATATCTCCCTGAACCAACACCAGAGCCAACAGAAGCACCAACTACGTCACCAACACCCTATGAAGGTTATGTTGATGCCGATTATGTAGACAATGATTATGTAAATTAAGGATAAATTATGCCGTTGATACTAAGAAGAGA